GTGGGTTTTTAGTTTTAAATTCTGTTTCACCAACAAAATCATTTAAAACAACATCAGTTACGAATTCAACATACTCAACCATCATTTCTTTTGTCATACCTTGTAAACCGTCTGGTAGACTTTCCTCAACAAATTTCTTTTCAGTATCAAAACAAGAAAGAATTACCTCTCTTATTCTATCTTCAGATGGTTTATATTCATCCTTAATATAGTTTTTAAACATTTGTACTGCGAATTCATAATGAAATGATTCATCTCTAAGGATAAGTTCATTCATTTCAGCTAATCCTGGCATCTTGTTTCTGCTTCTAAACCAGAATACCCCAGCAAAAACTGATGAAAATGCAATACCCTCAACGCAAGCAAAAGCGATTAGTTTTTCAACAAATGTACCATTATTTAACCAATTCTCAGCCCAAGCTGCTTTAGATTTAACCGCATCGTTTGTTAACATTGAATTAAATAAGTCTGATTTTTCATTAGGGTCTTTAATATATGTGTCAATTAATAATGAGTATCCATTAGCGTGTACTTGTTCCATGAACATCTGGTGGTTATAATAATATTTAGCTTCTGCTATTTCAACATTATCAATAACGTTATCACATAGGTTGTCAATAACTAACCCATCCGATATTGTAAAAAATGCTAAGATGTTTTTTAAATAAAACTTCTCGTCATCGTTTAATGATTCGTAATCATCTTGAGCTAAATTAACTTCTTCAGCTACCCAAGTTTGTTTTTCAGCTGCCTTGTAGGCATCCCATAAGTCTTGGTTCTTAATTGGGAAGATAGAATATCTTTTTTCTGTGTCTGAATTTTTTAAATACATATTTTTTTTAAAAATTAAAATTTAATTATTATTTTCTGTGTCGCCACTTTGTCTATTAAGCATTGCTAATCTCATAGTGTTTGCTCTTTCATTTTCTCTCTTTTCTTTCATTTCATTGGTTTGTAAGAATGTCATACCTTGGTCTCCACCTTCGGTCATGTCAATCTTTATTCTACCATTATCAAAAACAATATCTTCGAATACAATACCATCCTTACCAAATCTAGATTTAAGAATAGCCATATTAGCATGACCACTTTCTTTTTGGTCTAATGACTTAGCAATAGAAACAATGAAGTGTCCAATTTGACCCTTTTTGATAGAACCACCAATCATTGTTGAGTCAACTGTTTCGGCATTAATAGCACTCCTATTACCTTGTACCGCTGTCCATCCAGCAAGATTTAATTCAGCTAACATAGTTTCAAATTGTCTCATAACATTACCTTCACCACTCCACTCATCATTAAATGATTTTGTTGGTACAACACAATCAATATAATCAACCAACACAATATCTGGTCTAAAACCTTGTGAAATTAATTTTTTAATATATTGCTTTATGTGTGGTATTGTAGTACCATCACTTGGGAACTTTTTCAACTTAATAACACCTGGTTGTTCTTTCCTTCGTTTAGCGATATCAAAAACATAATCACTATTCTCAGATAAATCATTAAGTGTTATATCGGTATCTGGTTCTAAGTTGGCCCAACATGTAATATGTTTCCTTTGTATTACCTTTGGGTTGTCTTCGAAAAATATCTGTAAAACGTTTTGTCCTACGTTCTTAGCATGATTTGCTATCTTTGTGAACATTGTTGTCTTACCAACACCAAAAGCTGCTAAAATAACAGCTAATTCACCTTTAGATAGTCCACCATCCATGTATGAATCAAGACCATTAATACCAGTCGGGATTGGTTTTCTAAAGTCTTCAGATAAAACATCTTCTAAATCATCGAAAACATCAATACCATCATCCTTATTCTCACCAACCTCTAAGGCTTTCTTAAGAATCTCTTCACACTTAATATAGTCATCTAAATCACCCTTATCAATAATCTTCTGAATCTCAACAACAGATTTTTTAAGTTCCTGTTGTTTACAGAATTTCATTGCGGTGTCTTGTATCCTTAAACCATTATTAAGATTAGCATTTTTAACCATATCTAAATGGTCTAAATACATCTTCTTATCTATATCATCATTAGCGTTAGCTAATACAATTGATTCTAAATTTACAATGTCTGGAATTGTACCATACTCATCATAATTATTAATGATTTCACTAGATAAAGCTCTTAAAAAACTATCATCAAAATAATTAGGTTTTAGTATATCAACAATAGACTCACCAAACTTTGGGTCAACAATGATTTGTTGTATAAGTCTGTATTGAAAGTCCTTACCTAAATAACCTAAATTTTCTTTATCTATTTTACTCATTTTTTTAAAACTTATATTTAATAAATATATTAATCTACTTTAAAGTCAGCCTCTTCTATAACTCTTTTTAAGTCATGTTGCCCATACGTAGTTGTATAGTCATTTCTAGAAAAAGTTTTTTGAATTTCATCAATAATTTCTGGTATAATATCTCTGATATTAACCGAATATCTGACATCAGTTTGGAACCAATTTCCAGAAAACACTGACTTAGATACAGTTTCTTTATCCACCTTAATTTCAAAAGTGAATAAATCTTCATTCTCAAAAATATCTTTTGTATCATTTTTACTAATTAAATATGGTTTATATTGTTTCCAACAAACCTCTTTAGATTGTTCTTTAAAGAAGCTAGGGATAATACCCATATGACCGTATGTACCATTATGAATACCAGCAATATCATCCATTAACTCCTTCAATTCTAAAGAACCTATAACTTCATCATTATAGTTCTTAACATCGAAAAGTCTTTGACAAATAATGTGGTCACTCTCTTGCTCATTTCTTCCGTTATTAATGTATAGTACAAACTCAAACCTAAAGTTTTCCCAAAAATTCTTTCTTTTTCCTTTTTGATTTTTCATAAACATAAATTTAATTTAAAATTTCATTATTTTTCTTTTCCCTTTCTATTAATTTTTTAAAGGGTAAAAGATAATTATCATATCTACTTTCACCTAACATGATATCAATACCATCATCTTTAAGCATCTTGTAAACATTCTTTATACTTCTATCATCACTAAGTGGGTTATCTATAAGTTCATTTACTTCTTCAATAGCACTTTCAGTTAGAAGAGGATTTTCCAAGTCCACCAACTTTTTATTTATCTCATATAGTTGGTCACCTTGTACACCATCTGTTATTCCATTAATGATGTTTGTTAGTACCGCAAGAGGTTTCTTTTTCTCACTTAATCTAACATCTTGTAATTCTTTAGCTCTTTCAATTATTTCATATAACTCCATTTTTTTCTCAGTGATTTTTGGGAAAAATTTAATAAGGGTTCCCTCACCAAGTCGTTTAACACCTTTTATACTATCACTCACATCACCTGTAAGTATCTTAACTAATGCAACATTTTCATAATGGTATTTGAAGTATTCATTAAAGTTCTCATGTGTTACATAAGTTTTTAAATCTAATAAGTACATTCTTACATCATTATTAACTAGTTGACATAAATCTCTATCACTTGTTACTATAGTGATTTTTTGATTTTCTTTCTTAGTTTTACAAATATAGGCAATAAAATCGTCAGCTTCAACTTTTTCATCAACTAATTGTCTAATATATAATTCTTCTAGATAATTAAATACAACTCCTCTTTGCGTAACTTCCTCTAAGTCCTCTGGTTTTGTACCATTTATATAATCCTTACCTCTACCACTCTTGTAGTCTTTGTAGATTTCCCATCTTAATTTACCAGAGAATTCTCCATCCCAAAAAACGAAAACCCTATGATAAAGATTTTCGTCTAATAATTTTCTTAATACAGTAATAAATTGATAGATACCACCGATATGTTGGCCTTTCCTATTGTATTCGTCTCTGGCACCGATAAAGCCCCTTTTATAAAGGGCATTACCGTCTACCAATAGAACATTTTCTGTTTGTATTACTTTACCGTTTTTTGGTGGTCTTCTTTTCATTCATATTAATTAGAATGTTAATAAAAATTGTATTAAGCACTTGTGTCAGCCTTTTCTTCAACAACTTCTCTTTCAATTGTGAAATCAGCTGCTTCTGAATTAAGCCTAGAAAGGATATAATCCTTATGCTCTTTTTTGTAAGTATCAATTTTTCCTGGGTTCCAATATCCATGTGGTGTTGATGCTAATTTACCATGTTCTTCTACACCGTTAACTTGATTCTTTTCACATCTAACTTTAGTTTCAATACCAAACTGGTATGTCTCACCACCAGATGTAGCTTTCAATTTAACAGTTGAGTGAGTTAAGATACCACCAAAGTGAACAATAACTCTTGGTGAATAGAAAAACGCTTCTCCACCCTTGTGTTTGATAACTGTATTTATGTTGTCTAACCAAATCTTTTGAACAACAGCAAAAGTATTAGTATACTGTTTACCCATTCTTCTAGATGCTGGTAATCTATGGTTTACCAATGATTTAAATGCAGTCTCCATAGAACCAGCATTCCATTGATTATTGCTAGATTTAGACATAACTGATTGGAATCCATTAAGTGAACCTACAGAATCCCAAAGGAAACATAAATTTCTATCTAAATCACCAACTTCTTGAGCGTCTAATAACTCAGTCATAAGTCTAGCAATGTCTTCAATAATAGGTTCAAATCTAAGTGGTTTAGTTCCAACTTTACCATTAGAGTAATCAACATTTTGGTAACGTTTTAAAAGGTCATCACCATTTAAGAAAATAAAGTCACCTTCATAATCTATAATCTCACCAGTCTCCTCATCAACAACTTCTTCAAATTGTACCCCGATATTTCTAGCGTGCTCCCAAGACCAGTTACCTTCAGTTTCCATAATAACTGGTAAATCACCAATCTTTTGTGCTCCAGCAACAGCTTCGTAAATAGCTGTAGATTTACCTGTATTAGAATATCCTCTAAATGATGTAAAATATCCTCTAGCTAAACCTGGAATCTTAAGTGCTTCATGAAATGATTCTGATAACGGAATCCAAGTAAGGTCTTTCTCTTTAACAGTAATGTCCATTCCATTTGTCTTTTTAAAACTAGATAAATCAAAATTCTTTTTTTCAATACTTTTTTTAGGTGCTTTTTTAGCCATAATCATATTAATTAAATTCTTAGTTAAAAAAGGTGACCCAAAAGAGTCACCCAGTTATAGTTTATAACCATTAAAATGGTAAATCATCATCTTCTCCAGAATCATATGAAGAAGTAGTATTAGATTCAACAACGGCTGTTGCAACGCTAGGCGCTTCAGTTGTTGTTGTATTTTCTACAGTTGTATTTCTTGTATTTGTTGTATTAACATCATTACCCATAGTTAATTCAGAGTCTAAATCATCAATCTCATTCTGATTAACTTCAGCGTTTTGTTTTTCTTTAGATACAAACTTTTCCTTTTCTTTACTCCATACTGGAGTTTCACCACCAACAACGATTGCTAGATAATCATAGTTCCTAGTGCTATAAACATCTCTCCAAGTTCTTTTATCTGAAACCAAAGAATTTTTAGTGGTCTCATCTGAACTTAGTGGTACTGACTCAATAGGGTAAGTAATTGATTGTACAACTGGTCTATTGTTCTGGTCTCTTGCGATGTTAATTAATAAATCTCTACCAGTTTCGGTGTCTGTAATATCATGTTGTACAGCCTTAATAGCTCCCATGATTTTATCCATAGTACCAGTTTTTCTGTAATCGTGGTTAAATCTCCAAAACTTAACACCTTCAGATTCTTTGTCTCTGTCAATTACCTTAACTACATACATCATTCTAGGCGAATACTTCTTAGCTAATTCTTTATCACTTTCTTTTCCTGTAGAAAGTAATGCTTGTCTAGCCTCACAAAATGGACATGCTTCACCTTCTTCATGTTTAAGACAAGGAAATGTTTTCCACTCACCTTCAACTTGTGCTTTGTGACCCCATAATACCGTGAAAGATGTTTCTTGACCTTCTTCTGGTGGGAGAATTCTAATTCTCTTAGTTTCTTGGTTTACACCCTTAGGTAAATAAGTACTGAAATAATTTTTCAAATCGTACTTTTTTGCAGTTGTTCTAGCCCCACCATTGTGAGAATTCTCATACTGCTTCATCATTGCTTCAAAAACGTTACTCATAATAATTTAATTTTAATTTTTGTTTTGTTATTTAATAATTTTTTTCGTAATAAAGCGTAATATTTATAATTTGTAATATTCGTATTAGTAATAGTTTTCGTAATATTCTTATTAATAATATTTTTGCATTATCATGAACATTTTTGTTATCCCAAATATACTATAATTTTTTTAAAAGTAAAGTAGTTTTAAGATATTTTTTTATTCTTATTTACAAAGTTAA